GTACTTACCGTTCCTATAAAGACATGGATGCCGGTGCTGGTGTCGGTGAGGGTCGTCTGGAGAAGACGGAAATCGCTGAACACAAGCGCGGTGAACGTAAAGCCGGTGGCCGTACTTACCGCTCATACAAGGACATGGATGCTGGCGCTGGATCGGGCCTTGGCAGGTTGGAGAAGACCGAGATTGCCAAGCGCAAGACTGGCATTCAGCAAGCATAAGCATTTGCGGCGGTCGTAAGATTGCCGCGAATTGGGGTGGGAGCGTGACCCCCTTCATGCTCCCACCCGGCAACATCAAAGGGGACTGCTAAGGGGGCAGTTATGGGTGTCACAACGTATCAAACGTACTATGAGTATGAGTTAAAGAAGATACTACAAGCAGAGATTGATCGTCTGACTGCAACGATAACGGCTGAATACGAAGTCGTTAGTGACTATTCGTCCTATCGTTACCATATAGGTCAGATCAAAGGGCTTCGCAGAGCTTTAGAGCTTTGTGATGAGGCGGAAGCCGTTGTGAACGGCAGAGAGTGAAAAAGGGGGTTACAATGCCGCATATGGAAATGGAACACGAACTCAACCCGGCAGATACTCTGCGCAAGCAGGCCGGTGACATCTCTTCAATGGAGGTGTTCAATAATCAGCTTTTGGTTGCTGTCTATGTTCGGCCAGCGAAGACCAAGAGCGGTATCTATCTTACAGACAAGACAACGGATGAAGATCGTTACCAGTCCAAGGTTGGTCTTGTTCTGAAGATGGGCGAAGCCGCTTTCAACGATGACACTGGTGAGTGGTTCGGTGGAGTGGAAATCAATGAGGGTGATTGGATCGTTTTTCGTCCCTCAGATGGCTGGAGCATCACGGTCAATGGCCAGCTTTGTCGCATGATTGATGATGTCAACGTAAAGGGCCGTGTCGATCAGCCTGACCGCGTATGGTAAAGGAGAGTAATATGACTGAAGCTGAAAATCAGATGGAGTTTGTCTTAGATGACGCTCCTGCGAAGGTAGATAATAGGAAAGATGAGCCTGCCATCGAGATCGTCGATGGATCGGTATCTGCTGACTCAGAGCAAAACGAGCCTAAAGATGTAGAAAAGGCTCTTAAGAAGCTCACAAAGAAGCTTGAGAAGGAGAAAGAGGCTCGTCAGGCAGCTGAAGTGCAAGCTCGGAAGTCTGCCGAGTATGCCCGCAGTGCTGTGATTGATGCGCAGGATAGCCGCATCCATCTTGTCGGTGGCGCGATTGAGACGATGAAGCGGGATGACGAAATCCTAACTGCACATCTCCGAAATGCCATGGAAATTGGTGATTTTGACAGGGCTGCTGAGATTCAGAAGACCCTAGCCGTCAATGCCAACAAGATGATGGAGCTTGAGCGTGGTTATCAGGACCTACGCAATGCTCCGCCCCCGCCTCCAGTGCAGCAAGCACCTGCCGGAGAGATGAATGTCGAAGACATCATCCAGCGGGTCACGCCCCGTTCTGCGGAATGGCTGCGGGAGAACAAGAAGCACCTGCCAGATTCAAGAAGCCTCCGTATCATGGCGCGTGCCCATGAAGATGCGATTGATCATGGCATGATCCCCGAGTCAGACCAGTATTTCCGGTTCGTGGAAAACAGGCTTGGCATTAATCGGGATCAAAAACCCTACTATGATGGAGATGACGCCATGTCCGGCGCTGCAAAAGCCACGAAGAACCGTCAGTCGCCTCCGTCAGCTCCCGTTTCCCGGCAGCCGGTTGATTCGCAAACCCGTCCGGGCGTTATCCGCTTGACTGCGGAACAGGTTGAAGCCGCCAAAATCAGCGGAATTAGCCCCCAAGAGTACTACAAACTGATGATGCAGGATCGCAATCGCAACTAAGGAGAAAGAATATGACTGAAGTAGCATCTAAGCGTCGTGGTCGTCCGCCTCGCACCCCTGCGGTTCCACTGGGCCTGACAGTTTCTGAGCTTTCCGCAACGGAATCTGCTGGAACTGTTGAAGCTATGACGGCAAGTGACCGCCCCTCTCTTCGCCCGACCATGCGGGAAGACCCTCGTGCGGCAGCTGCTCGCCGTGCTGCTGAAATCCGTGGCCATCTTGGCAATATGGATGAAGGCACTGACGAATTCCGCACTCCGGCACCCCCGGATGGCTGGGAATATGAGTGGAAGCGCAAGACTGTGTTGGGTCAGGAAGACCCTGCCTATCAGGTCGAGCTGGCGCGTATGGGTTGGGAGCCTGTTCCCACCACCGCCATGCCTGAAATGATGCCGGGTATGGGAAATCACCCCAACGTCGAGCGTAAGGGCATGACCCTTATGATGAGGCCCGCTGTCATTTCTCAGGAAGCTCGTTCGATTGAGCGTCGAAAGGCACAAAATCAGATACGCGCCAAGGAAGCCCAGCTAAATGCCACGCCCGAGGGTACTTTGACCCGTGATGATGAGCGTGTTCGGCCTAAAATCAAAAAGGGATATTCCCCTATCGAAGTCCCCGCTGATTAAACACAGAAATACGGCCCATGTAGCTTCTTTGCTTCTGCACAGTAAGCTGCATGGGCTTCTTCTGGAGTATTGTATAAACCTATGTAAATACATTTTCCTTTATGCCCAATTGAAGCAATGTACTTCCCAAGTTTTTTGTGAAAAGAAACTCCTTTAAATCCAGTAGAGTTTCTTTTTGTCTTTGACATATTTGACATATTTTGAGCATTTGTTGCTGACCTTAAATTTTCTATTCTATTGTCTCCCTTATTACAATTAATATGATCTATATATTTTGGTGGATTCTCTTTATAAAATAATAGCCAAGCAATCCTATGCCCAAGGTACAATTTTCCTTTAAATCCAATTTGAATGTACCCTATTTTTGAAGCGTGCCCGGCAATTGTACCTATGGCTATGTTTTTGCTCGGTTTTTGTATCCATGAAAATAATCCAGTAGCTGCATCATAAGCTAAAAAATTTTCAATGTTTTCCATGTGAGCCTCTCTGTTTAGACTTTCATATAGTCTATACAGAACATGCAAACCTGTCAATTCCGGTGCCAAGCGAATAATTTGACTGGCATTTTGACATTTAGGGGGGCTGCTGTCATGGCAGCCCCTTTACATTTGGCATTTACCTATGTAATTTTCTGGCACGGTCTTGACAGATCGCCTTCCCCCGGCGTGGAAGGTTAACTCTCCCCAGTCTCTAGCTGCCCCGGTGCGCAGTGATGGGACTTCCTGAAAAGGAGGCACCGTCATGGCGAATACTCAAGCCTATAACGGTTTTAGCCAGTACAAGGGAAACGGTTCGGCCCCGACCTATGAGCAGGTCGTTGCTACCATCGTTTCTACCTCTACCGCTGCGATTTACTGCAATGACCCCGTAGAGCCCGATGCCACTGGATATATCATCCGTGGAACTGGTTCCGCGACGATTGCTGGCGTTTTCGTTGGATGCAAGTATCTCTCCACGAGCCAGAAGCGTACCGTTTGGTCCAACTGGTGGCCGGGTGCGGACAATACCGGCAACGTTGAAGCCTATATCATCAACGATCCCAATGCTCAGTTCACCGCCTCCAGCGATAGCTCCACCACGCTGTGGACACAGGCTGCGGTCAACGCGAACGTTGGTTACGCGATTGGATCTGGCAATACCTCGACGGGTATTTCTGGCGCTTATCTCGATTCCACCACCATCAACACCACTTCAACTCTGCCGTTCCGCGTTGTTGGCTATGTCATTGATCCTCCGGGAGCTAATGGCACTGACACTGGCGCGTATCGTAAGGTCATTGTCGCCTTCAACAGCGTCTCGACCAAGCAGCTTACCGGAATCTAAGGGAGTAGAGGACCATGGCTGTCAATCTTTCTGCCATTAAAGACCTTCTGCTTCCCGGACTCCGTGGGGTTGAAGGCAAGTACGAGATGATCCCGTCTCAGTACGACAAGATTTTCACGAAGCACGATTCCAAAATGGCGCTTGAGCGCACTGCGGAAATGCGCTTCTTGGGTCTTGCCCAGCTGAAGACAGAGGGCGGTCAGACCGCTTTTGACAACGGCGCTGGCGAGCGTTTCGTGTACAATCAGGAGCACACTGAGATTGCTCTTGGCTACGCGATCACCCGCAAGGCCATCGACGACAATCTCTACAAGACCCAGTTTGCGCCTAGCAACCTCGGCCTTATTGAGTCCTTCCAGCAGACGAAGGAAATCTACGGCGCTAACGTGCTGAACACTGCCACGACATACAATGCGTCGGTTGGTGGTGACGGCGTTGCGCTTTGCGCCAGCAATCACCCGATTGATGGTGGCACGGTTTCCAACCTTCCTGCCACTCCCGTTGATCTGAACGAGTCCACGCTTCTGAACGCCATGATCGCGATCAGGACGAACTTCAAGGATCAGGCTGGCCTGAAGGTGTTCGCCCGTGGTCGTAAGCTGATCGTCCCCCCGCAGCTTGAGCCGGTTGCTATCCGCCTCACCAAGACGGAACTCCGTCCGGGTACTGCGGACAACGACGTCAATGCGATCATGATGACCGCTGGCGGTCTGCCTGAGTCGTATATGGTTGACGACTTCCTCACCTCCGCTCGTGCTTGGTTCCTGTTGACCAACATCGACGGCCTCTCCTACATGGAGAGAGTGAAGTTCGAAACAGATATGCAGGTCGATTTTGTGACCGATAACCTTCTCGTCAAGGGTTACGAGCGTTACAGCTTCGGTTACTACAACTGGCGTTCGATCTGGGGTTCGTTCCCGACCTAATACTAAGAGGCGGGGTCACAAGCCCCGCCTTTCATCTAGGGTTTTTAGTCGCGTTGACCGACCTAGCGGACACTGCACAAGACAACGCGACAACTCGTGCAGGAGGCTCATATGGGCGTCGTCACATTCACTGGCCCTATCAAGGCTGGCGATGTTCTCAACACGACTGGCACTACTGCCGGTACGATTAAGAACGTTGGCTGGGTTGCTATGGCTCAGACTGCTTCTATTACGCAGGCGGGAACTGCCACTGCGTATGCTACGGGCATTGTCATCCCGGCCTACAGTCACATCCTGAATATCCAGTTCTTGGTTACGACTGGTTGGGATGTAACTGCTACGATCAGCATTGGAACAAGCGCCACTTCGAACGAGCTTGTTTCTGCGC